GATAAATTACCAACACGAACAATTGACTTACTCAAAGAATTAGAACGTATGTACCCTGACCAAATGGTTACAGAACAAATGTCTGATTTCGAGAGAGGAAAGAAAGCAGGAGTGATTGAATTACTTCGGCTACTACTACAACTAAAGAACACAGGAGTATAACTATGGGCGGAATTTTTAAATCACCAAGCGCACCAACACCACCACCACCTCAACCACCAGCACAAGCACCTACAGACGAGGCTACGTTTAAGCCTGGTGATGAAGGCACTAAGAAGCAGAAGAAACTTACAGCTATTAAGAAGGGTAAGAGTCGTCTAGCGATTGCTACTACATCAGGCGCTAAGTCTGGAGTATCTAAAGGATTTTAAGGAGTAAGGAATGGCAGAAGAACGCACAGTTACACTCAAAGCTAGATGGTCTAAACTAGAAGGCGAGAAGTCAACAGTATTAGAAAGAGCAAGAGATTGTGCTGAACTTACTATTCCTTCTATGTTAACTAAGCAAGGTCATAAGGAACAGGATGTCCTATCCACTCCCTATCAATCACTCGGTTCAAGGGCAGTTAACCATCTTGCTAGTAAACTACTACTAACCTTATTACCTCCTAATGCTCCTTTCTTTAGATTAATGCCTAATGCAGAGGATGTACAGGATTTAGATACACAGCAGGAAGCACAGCTTGAAGAAGCACTGGCTGCATACGAGAGAGATTTATACACATACATCGAGAAGAAAGCATATCGAGTACCTTTGTTTGAAGCGTTAAAACTTCTAATTGGTACTGGTAATGCCTTACTACGTCTAGAGGATGAAGAACTACGTGTTTATAATCTGAATGAGTATGTTGTTAAACGTAATGCATTAGGTAAGATTGTAGAAGTTATTGTTAAAGAAACAGTACATCCTACTGACGTACCTGAACTTGAACTTACCGATGATGAAACAGACTTATATACCACTACCAAGATTATGGAAGATGGTAAGTATGAGATTTATCAGGAAGTATTAGGTGAGGTTGTTCCTGGTTCAGAAGGCGTAATTAAGGCAGAGGATAATCCTTTCCTTGCTTTACGTTGGACAGCTATCAATGGTGAAGACTATGGTAGAGGACTAGTAGAACAGTACCTAGGTGACTTACGTAGCTTAGAGGCACTTAACCAAGGTATGGTTGAAGGTGCAGCTGCTTCTTCTAAGATTGTATTTATGGTAGACCCTACAGGTACTACTAGAGCCAGAGATTTAGCTAAGGCTAGGTCAGGTGATTTTGTACAAGGTAAGATGACTGATGTTACTACTCTGCAAGTACAGAAGGGTAATGATATGCAAATACCTTACCAACTAGCTCAGGAAATACAACATAGACTAGCAAGTGCATTCTTGTTAACTCAAGGTGCTACCCGTAATGCTGAACGTGTTACTGCTGAGGAAATCAGACTAGTAGCAGGTGAGCTTGAAGACGCATTAGGTGGTATCTACTCTATTCTTTCACAAGAACTACAGTTACCACTTGTTAAGATTATCTTTAAGAATAGTAAGACACAGCTACCTGAAGGATTAGTAGAGCCAGTTATTGTTACTGGTTTAGAAGCATTAGGAAGAGGACACGACTACAACAAACTAGTTATGTTTGCACAAACACTACAGCAGTTACTTGGACCTGAGATATTTGCCCAACACGCTAATGTAGATGCAGTGATTGGTCGAGTAGCTACTTCTCTTGGTTTAGATGCAGAAGGGATTATTAAGTCTCAAGAGCAGCTTCAACAAGAGCAAGAGCAAGCTATGGCTATGCAAGCAGGACAAGTAGGACTAGACAGTGCAGCACAAGCAGGCGGTGCGGAAGCAGGTGCGGCAATGGGTCAACAAGCGATGGGGTAATATAATGTCGGAAATACGATGGACAATTTATACACAGGAGACAGACAATGAGCAACCTAGAAGTAACAAACCAAACAGAGGAAAGCCCTCAACTAAGCGAGCACGACCAACAGATGCTGGACGTAGCAAACCAAAGCGAGGAGCAAACAAACCAAGAGCTAAGAAGTGATGAAGAGAAAGTCCTTCTAGCTGGTAAATATAAAGATGTTTCAGAATTAGAGAAGGCTTACACAGAGCTTCAATCTAAGATGGGACAACAATCTTCAGAAGCACAAGAGGAAGCACCTAAGGAGGAAACTCCACAGGTATCTGATAGTGTAGAAGAAGCTAAAGAAACTGTAGAGAACAAAGGATTAGATTTCGACGGTCTTTACAACGAGTATGGCGAGAACGGTAGCTTATCTCCAGAGACGTATTCCAACCTTGAAAAGGCAGGATTATCAAAGGAGGTGGTCGATTCTTACATACAGGGTCAAGAAGCAGTCCAACAACAGCAAGTAAACGCTCTTCAAGCCGAGGTCGGCGGAGAGAGTGAATATCAAGCGATGATTGAGTGGGCTGGTTCTAACCTGTCGGAAAGTGAGCAAAATGCATTTAATGCTACTCTAGATAATGCAGAGAGTGCTAAGTTCGCTATCCAAGGGCTTAATGCCCGATATAAGGCTGCCAATCCTAACCTGATTGGCGGTAATCGTACTTCAGGCAGTTCAAACACTTCTCGTGGTTATACCACTAAATCAGAGATGATGGAAGCAATGAGCAGTCCGAAGTATAAGGTAGACCATACTTACAGAGCAGAAGTGCAACGTAAGGTGGCTCTATCGACATTCTTATAGTAAAACAAGTAAGTATAATTGCCTTGATTCTTCCCTTGAGGGGGAGGATGAGAGATACCCTTTAGACACAACGTATTACTGTATAAACTTAACGTACAACTATGTACACTTTAAAAATTTATATAGGATAATATAATGGCATATACAACTTCAAATCCGAACTTTGACTTCGGTGGTACAGCGGGTAATAAGGACCTAGCGCTTAAGATTTTCTCAGGTGAAGTCCTTACTGCGTTCTCTAGCAAGAACGTCTTCTTACCTCTAGTAAACACACGTACAATTAACTCAGGTAAATCTGCACAGTTCCCAGTAATTGGTAACTTGTCTGACTCGTCTGATGTTAAGACACACACTCCTGGTGATGATGTAGTTCCTTCATCAATCGGTTCAAACGAGCAGGTTATTACAATCGCTGCTCGTAAATACGCTTCAGTATTTGTGGACGATTATGAAGAGGCTATGTCTCACTACGAGACTCGTGGTCAGTACTCGACTGAAATGGGTAATGTTCTAGCTAAGAAAGTAGACAAAGCAGTAATCACACAGCTTGATGCTTGTGCTACAGCTACTCCTAAGATTGGTCAACCAACAGTTAACGCTGACTTAGTATTAGGTGCTACTCCTACTGCAAACTCTATCGTTGAGGCTATCTTCGATGCAGCAGCAGGTATGGAAGGTAAGGACATCGCAGGTGATAAGGTATGTATCCTTAACCCTGAGGCGTACTTCAACCTAGTACAGTCTGATAAAGCTGTTAATCGTGATTGGACAAATGGTAATGGTGGTATTGATACAGGTAATGTATTCAGTATTGCTGGTATTCCAATTATGACTTCTAACAACATTCCTGCAGGTAACTGGGGTTACATCTTTACTCCGCACGCAGTAGGTGTTGTTAAGTTGTTAGACATCAAATCAGAAGCAAACTACATCCCTGAGAAATTAGGTACATTGATGGTTTCTTCTTACGCAATGGGCGAAGGCGTTCTTAACGCTGGTTGTTCACAGCGTCTGACTGTAGCTTAGGCTAGTTAGACAACCTTGAGCAGTCCCTTCGGGGGCTGTTCATCCAAATTATAAACGAGGTATTATGAACAGATATAACGATGCAATTAACATTTGCTTAACTACTATAGGTGAAAGCCCTATTCCCTCTAACACCTCTATAACAGGTCATTATGAAGCCGAATTAGCGGATACGATTATTGACGAATCTTTAACTGAGGTGTTGTCCGCTGGATATCACTTTAATACTACTGAGGATTGGGACTTAGTACCTGATTCTTCAGGGTATATCTCTATACCATCAGGAGCTATCTCTGTAGATGCCTCTGAAACGTCAAGTAACTTAATTGTTAAAAACGGTAAGTTATTTGATAAGACAGATAATACATTCATATTCACACAAACTATTCCAGCAGATGTAACTTGGGAGGTCGCTTTCGATGACCTACACTCAATAGCCCAATTACTGGTAGTTGCTAAAGCTAAGATGAAGCTATATTTAAGAGTAGTAGGCGTAGATAACGCTTATCAGGTATTTATGAAAGAGGTAGAAGACGCAACTGCTACGGTTAGAGGTGAGGATGTTTGGTCAGGTGACTACTCTATCTTCGATGAAACCTCAACAATTAGAGTTATGAATAGAAGACAGAATCCTGCAGCAATCTAAGGAGTAACTATGGAAGTTAATCAAACAATACCATCATTAATTAATGGTGTTAGTCAACAAGCTCCAGAGCTTCGACACGATACTACTGTAGATGAGATGATTAATTGTAGTTTGTCCTTTACAGAAGGAACTAGAAGGAGAAACCCGTTGGTAGAAACTGCTATTGATAATACTATTGCTGACTACCCCTTCATCCATACTTACGAGCGTGGTGACGGTACTGAGGCTTACATCATAGTTATTACTGATGGAGCTTGGAAGACCTACGATATGTCAGGTGTTTTACAAGATAGTGGTACTGATGGTTACTTATCTCTTCCTAGTGGTATTAGAGCAAGTGAAAGTTTCTCAGCAGTAACAGTGGGTGATACTACATTTATTGTGAACAAGACTAAGACAGTAGCAGAATCTACTACCTATACTCACGGAACTAGTGATACAAACATTCATAGGTCTCACGCCTATTACTGGGTTAAGAGAACATACATTGCATATGGTGGCGAGAATAATGCTACAAAGAATACTTACAGCTATACAATCAATGGTACAACAAACAGTAACAAAGATACAGAGGATGGTGCTAAGTCAGACTTAGTTGCTTCTACTCTAGCAGGTCAGATAGGTGCTTCTAGTTCTGGTTCTATTATTTATAAGAACACTAGTGGTACTTGGAATACATCCGATTCTTGGGGTAACCAAGCATCAGAAGGATGGCAAGGTGTACTTAAGCAGCTACAAGACCTACCTAATACAATGGGTAGTTACTCAGGTCTACAGACACTTGTTAATGTAACAGGTGATGAGAAGAATAAGTTTGAAGGCTTCTGGGCTTGGGTTAAGAATCCAGGTGAGGCTTGGTTAGAAACAGTAGCTCCTGGTATTAAGGATGGGTTTCAAAACTCAACTATGCCTCATATCTTAGAACGTACTGCTATTGGTAACTTTACCTTTAAAGAGTTCGACTACTACGATAGAGATAAGGGTGATGAGTTATCAAACGAAATGCCTAGTTTCGTAGGACAAGAGATTGAGGATGTATTCTTCTATCGTAATAGATTAGGTTTCATCTCGGGTGATAATATCATTATGTCTGAGACAGGTATCTATGAGAACTTCTTTAGGACAACAGTTACAGACTTACTAGATACAGACCCTATTGATGTAGCAGTAGACACTAACTCAGTAGCTAACTTGAAGTATGCTATCCCTTTCAATGAGAACCTAATTGTATTTGGCACTCACGCTCAATATATAATGGGCGGAGATAAAGCACTAACACCTTCTACTGCTAGCCTAGCACAAACTACTACTTATGATATTAATCCTAAGATACCTCCAAAGACTATCGGACCTAATCTATACTTCGCTATTAATAGAGGAGAATATACACAAGTAAGAGAGTATTACAATATTCCTGGTTCTACAGGTAATGATGCTACAGATATTACATCTCACGTTCCTACTTATATTGACCATCGTATTAGTGAATTAGAAACATCTACCAAGTATGATATGGTGTTTCTATTGGCTGAAGATACTAATGAGGTTTATGTCTACAATCAGACTTGGGAAGGTGAAGAGAAGTCTCAGAGTGCTTGGCACAGATGGGAATTATCAGGCGCTTCTATATTCTCTATTAAAGTAGTAGGTGATGACTTACTTGTTATGTATGACGAAGGAACAGATAGGAAGTTAGGTAAGATTAACATCGGTTCTGCTGACTACACTACTACTAGTTATATTGATAGTACTGGTGAATACACTAGCGCAATCACATTAAATGAGTGGGGTTTTCAAACAGGTGGTGGTAACAAAGTAGATAATAAAGAAGGTAGACTACAGATACGTAAACTCACTATTCAAGACAGACCAGGCTCAGACCAAGACGTAGAAGTAACAGTAGGTCCTCATACTAAAGTGTTTCATAGACACGTACAAGGCGGACCGACAGCTACTATTATGGGTGAAAGTCAGAAGACTAGTGTCGCTATTAAGTCAGTAGATTCTAATGGATTCTGTATCGACAGTCTAAACTTAACAGGTAGATTTAACAGTAAATCCAGGTCTATTTAAACAAAGGAAATAATTATGGTTTCAGATAAAGTCTTTACAGCAGACGGAACTAGTAAGATATACAGCATTGATTTCAATATCATATCTGATAATCATTGTAATGTGTATATCGACAATGTTTTACAAAGTCGTACTATTTACGACATTATCAACAATGCTATTGTATTTGAGGATGCGCCTACAGCTAATGCTAGTTTAATTATACAGGTAGGAACTACTCCTGATGATTTACTAACTAATCCTACGGATGCTGGTATTGTTGCATCTAATATTACTGATGTTAATACAGTAGCTGATAACATTACAGATTTACAGTTTGTAGCCAATAATATGGCTGAGGTGTTATTAGCAGATGATAATGCAGCAGCAGCGGCAGCAAGTGCAGCGGCAGCGGCTCTTTCAGAAGCAGCGACAGCTCTAGACGCAGCAGCTACGGCAGCGGATTTAATACTAACTAATGCTGATGTTGTAGCTACTAATGCAGATGTAGCACAGACAGCCTTAGATGTTATTGCTACAGCAGCTGATGTTGTTACTACTAATACTAATGTTGCTACTACTAATGCTGATGTGTTATTAACTAATGCAGACGCAGTAGCTACAGCAGCCGACAGAGTACAAACAGGTTTAGATGTAATCACTACAGCAGCTGATAGAGCACAGACAGCCTTAGATGTTATTTCAACTAATGCTGATGTTGTATCTACTAATGCAGACGTAGTTACTACTAATGCTAATGTACTATTAACTAATGCTGATGCTATTGCTACAGCAGCTGATAGAGTACAAACAGGCTTGGATGTTATTGCAGCAGCAGCCTCGGCGAGTGCAGCAGCAGCTTCAGCGGTAAGTGCTCAGGCATCCTTAGATGCTATTGAAGGCTCATACTTAGGTGTACAGGCTTCTGACCCTACGCTAGATTTAAATGGTGATGCTATTACTATTGGTGACTGGTACTACAACAGTACTAGTAATATTACTCGTATCTATGATGGTACAGTATGGCAGAATGGCGCAGTATCTACATCAGATTTTGTAAGTAAGCTTGGTGATACAATGACAGGTGTCTTAATTGCACCTACATTTGAAGGTAACTTTGATGGTGCGTTTACTGATTTAAGCAAGAACGTAAGTGGCGGTACTTTACTTAAAGGTACTCCAGTTTACCAATCAGGCACTTCTGGCAATGCTATGGAAGTGCAAATGGCTGATGCCTCAAATGCAGCGACTATGCCTGCAGTAGGTGTATTAGCCCAGGACTTAGATGATGATGAAGAAGGTGATATTATTCACTTTGGTAATATCCAAGGTGTTGATACGTCTTCTTTCAATGAAGGGGATGTAATCTACGTAGCAGTAGGTGGTGGATTTACTAATGTACAGCCTACAGGTGAAGGTAATTTATTACAGAACCTTGGTAGGGTTAAGAAGGTACACGATAGTAATGGTGGTGGCTTTGTTATGGGCGCAGGACGTGCTAATGCTACTCCAAACTTGAATGATGGTAATATATTCATTGGTAACGCTAGTAATCAAGCAGTATCAGTAG